GAAGATAATGAATCTCAGGAAGCGAGTAAGTAACGAGTCGCTTTATACTGAGTATGTTAACATATTAAATGGTGTACTTCAGCTCTCTAACAGGGAGGCTGAGGTATTATCATTTATACTAGCTATAGATGGTTCTGGTGAACAGAGTATTAATTCTAAGAATGCTAGAACTGCAATAGTAGGTTACCTCGGTATAAGTGAGCCAAACCTAAGCAAGTATTTAAATACACTCAAATCGAAAGGTTTGATTGTTCGTGACCCTACTAATAAGTGGGTTGTTAATGATTACATAAGGCCTGATGTGGTAGGAGGTATTTTAGAAGTAACTATAACTTTAGATCTAAATGGCGAATCGGATAGCTTCAAACAATAACAAAGTATTACATCAAGATAGACTGATACGTGAGTTAGCTAAGAAGTATAACAAAGACCCTAGAGTAATAAAAGAGGTAGTGTATTCTCCCTTTAAGTTCGCTAGTAGAACTATATCTGACCCAGTGGATGTACGTCCAATAAGGATCAGATATTTTGGTGTGTTTACACTCAAGCATAAAGATGCTAAGGATAACCTCTTTAAAGATCGTGTCAAAAGATTGAAAAACGCAATGAGTAAGACTATAATCATAATGGCCTCACTAGGTTATTTTATTATAGACGATAATTCAGTCAATAGGATATTAGACGAAGCGTTAGAAGTAAGAGATTATGGAAAAATCCAGACTATATGGGAAGAGTATAAATCTGTTGGAAGGAAATTATAATGAGATTATTTGATATCGATAAAGGTAAGGTAGTGATGAATCCTACCTCGTTGTGGATTCCAGAGTTAAAGAAGCTTTGGAATAGAGACAAAACTGAAGATAAAGCGAATGCGAATTCTGAAATCTCTTATGTCGTATTTATGTACGATTATAGATCCCCCTACAGGGACTATTCCGCAAGAGATCGAGAACGGAAGGTACGCGAAGATTGCTTCCCTGAGAAGCCAGACTGGGTACCGGACAAAGATATACAAAAGGCAATTAAAAGGTTTAGGGAATTACAAGAGACAGCGAACTCCAGATTACTCAAAGCTGCAAAAATAGCATCAGATAAACTAGAGGAGTACTTTAATAATGTAGACTCTAGTGCTGCTAGTGAGATTATTCGTAACTTAAAAGAATTAGGTACATTAGTTAAATCCCTTGATACGTTAGAGAAGCAGGTGCAGAAAGAGCAACTTGAGAAGAACAATATTCGAGGTGGACAAGAAGTAGGATTATTTGAAGTATAATGGAGTTAGGATTAAAAAGAACAGCAGATTCAAAGAAGTTTAGGAAGGCAGCATTACACTTTAAGAAGAACGAATGTTATACATTCGCACCTCCTGGTACCACAGAGTATATCAAATACTGGACTACAGAGATGAAGTATTGCCTATATGGTTATACTGCAGATGATGGTGATAGAATACCTGGACAGTTCTACTTCTATTTAAATTACTTTAGAATAGGATTAGTACATTTAATGCCATATACGTTACCAGATGGTACAGTAGAAGAGAGACCTATATCTATGAAGGATTTACCAGACTTCTATGATTATGATAGGTTCTTCTTTGAGGCAGTAGAGAAGTGTGAACTCAATGGCAAGCACATGGTAGTGCTTAAGGCTAGACGTAAAGGATATTCCTATAAGATTGCTTCTATGCTTATAAGGAACTACTATTTTATCAAAGGTTCCAGAGGATTTGCATTAGCATCAGAAGCTGAATATCTAATCAAGGATGGTGTCTTAAGTAAGGCTTGGGATGCAATGGACTTCATTGATAGTGAAACTGCTTGGTATAAGAAACGTCAGAAGGCTGATACAAGGATGCATAGGAAGGCCTCATTCGTTCAGAAGGATGATACGGGTGTACCAGTAGAACTTGGTTACAAGTCTGAGATTATGGGGGTTACCCTTAAGAATGACCCAGACAAGGCCAGGGGTAAGGCTGGTAAACTTATCATATTTGAAGAGGCTGGTAAGTTTCCAGGGCTATTAGATGCATGGCAGAAGGCTAGACCATCAGTAGAACAGGGTTCTTACGTACACGGTATAATGATTGCATTTGGTACTGGTGGTACACAGGATGCAAACTATGAAGGGTTGAAAGAACTCTTTGAGAACCCAGATGGTTACAATTGTATGGTGTTCAAGAACATCTGGGATGACCACTTATATGATCAGGATTGTGGCTTCTTTATACCTCAGTATGCGAATTTAGAAGGGGTACATCCAGAGACCAATGAACCGTTTATGGATGAGGATGGCAATACAAATGTTGTCATTGCTAAACGATATATCCTTGAGGAGCGACAGAAAGTAATTGATAATGCTTCTGACAGACGTGCCATTGACAGGCATATTGCAGAGCAACCAATTACACCAGCTGAAGCTACTCTTAATATTAGTAGTAACATATTCCCAAAGGGTGAGTTACAGAGACACCTTGCTACCATAAAGAATTCAGATAAGTTCAAGGAATATAAGCAAGTAGGTACTCTCATGTTTGATGACGTTGGTGCTATTAAATGGGAGATCAGTACTAAGTATAGAGATGTTATAAAGTATAGGTTAAAACCAGAGGATAGCAGAGAAGGGGCTATAGTTATATGGGAACACCCTATTGATGAACCTCCATATGGTCTTTACATAATGGGTTGTTTATTACCTGGTGAGCAGGTGTTGACAAACAGAGGTTTGGTGAGTGTAGAAGAGGTTGGTTCAAATGACACGTTAATAAATAAAGAAGGCACATATGTAAATATCATAAATAAACAAATTAGAAATAAAATAGATCACGACGCTTATTCTTTTAAAATGTCTCATACATATAGAACTACTACTTTTACTAGAGGACATCCTTTGTGGATAAGTAAAACTGGTTATAATGTAAACAAAACAATAAATGAAAATAAGTTTAACTTTGATTTTGTTAGAGCAGATAAAGTAAAGGAAGGCGATTGGACAAAGTGGCCTAATGTGTATATAAAAGAAAATGATTTTGATATATCTGATTTTTGGAGTAATAAAAAACATAGAATAGACAGAACAATAGACAACCCTTTAAATAAAAAAGAGTTTTGGTGGTTTGTTGGATTGTGGTTAGGGGATGGTTGTTGTTATAAAAATGTGATACATCTTTCATTTAATAAAAAAGAAAAACTTTATATTGATAAGTGTATTGATATCATAGAGAGTCTTTTTAATAGATCACCTCAGATCACAAACAAAGGAGAAAATACAGTAGAGATAACTTTTAGTTTTAAACAATTGAGGTTGTTTTTAGAAACTCATTTTGGTAAGTATTCTTATGGAAAATATTTATCTGAGTGGGTTAAGAGAATAAACTCCGATCTAAAGAAGCAATTGTTGCTTGGATATTTAGCATCGGACGGTTGTATAACTAAGCATATTAAAGGATATTATTCTACTGAATTTGTAAGCGTTAGTTTAGAACTATTAGAAGGAATACAAGATGTTTTATTTAGTTTAAATATAATAAGTGGTTTGAGTAAACTTAGAGATGGACAACGAAGTATAATATTGGATAGAACAGTTGTTCAAAAGAAAACGTTTCATTTAAGACTAACTCATCATTCTACTTTAGACTTTATTAAACAGTGTGATGAGGTTGAAGATTTAAAGATAAATAAAATTGATTTTAATAATTTACCCATTGTTCGTAAAAGACCTAAAGATGGATGTTTTTTAAGTGAGGATGGAAACTATATTTACTTTCAAATTAAAAATATAGATCACAAATTATATACAGGAAAAGTATATAACTTTGAATGTGAAACCCATAATTATATATCTCATCACATATCTCAGAAAAACTGTGATCCATATGACCATGATCAATCAGGTACAGATTCCTTAGGTTCTGTGTTTGTATACAAACGTTTTCAAGGCTTTGAGTCATTTTATGACATGCCTGTAGCAGAGTATACTGGTCGACCTAATACAGCAGAAGAGTTCTATGAGAAGGTTCGGATGCTGTCACTATATTATAATGCTAAGATAATGTATGAAAATGAGAAGAAAGGTCTATTCTCTCACTTCTCACATAAACATCAGGAGCATCTGTTAGCAGATCAACCTGATATATTAAAAGACGTTGTACAAGAGATGAAGGTACAGCGTACTAAAGGAAACCATATGAATCGTCCTATTAAGGAATGGGGGGAAGGTTTGATAAAGGACTGGTTAAATGAGGAACAACATGCGGGGATTAAAAACCTTACTAAGATATTCTCTGAACCATTACTTGAAGAACTCATATCGTATAATCCTGATGGTAACTTTGACCGGGTTATGGCTTTCATGGAAGTCATGATATATAGGGAGGAGCTCCACCACGTAAGAGTAAAGGAGGTCAAGGAGAAGAATAAGTTAGAACTATTTTCTGGTGGCATCTTTAGATTAGACAAACAAGCAATAATTTAATTCGAATTAAATATGAATGTAGACAAAACAACTTTCCCTATACAGAAACTTCCCCTCTCTAAGAAAGATCAGGCGTGGAAAGAAGCATCTGTAGATGCCATTATAGCACGGGATAGTGGTGGTGGATACGCTGGTTCGCAGTGGAAGAGTGATATGTTCACTGCGTATGGTTTGTATAACAGTGAGTATAGTGAAGAAGATCTCAAATATGTAACAAATCCATTTAAAGTTGAGGATGGATTCCCTGCTAAGACGCAAGATTTCAATATTATTAGGCCTAAGATTGATCTGCTAATTGGGGAAGAAAGTAAGAGACCTTTCAATATAAAAGTTATACAGACGAATGACGATGCTGTCGGGAAACTGCAAGATGAGAAGAAAAATCTCTTGATGCAATATGTTATGGAAACTTTAGGGGTAGGTGGGCAAGCTGATGAAAATGGCAAACCACTGACACCACCTGAGATAGAAAAGTATATGGGATATACTTATAAAACTATAGCCGAAGAAACAGCGTATCATGCGTTAAACTACTTAAAAGAAAAACTGAATCTCAAGAACGAATTTATTAAGGGTTGGCGAGATGGCCTTGTGGGTGGTAGAGAAATCTATTACGCGGGTATGGTAAATGGTGAACCGGCTTTTGAGCGGGTTAATCCTTTAAATTGTGATTTTGATAAAGATCCAGATTTAGAATTCATAGAAGACGGAGATTGGTTTGTACGTAGGATGGAAATGAGTACATCTACTATTTACGATCGGTTCTTTGATATCATGGACGAATCTGATTTAGATAGGTTACTTGAGTATTCTGATGGCAATTACGCCAAGGGTAAAGCAAGTGATGTAAACTATCCTAGTGTTATGTATAAAGAGAGTTTCTCTAAGAAGTTCTTTGATACAGATGAATCAGATGCTAGTTTGGTAACTGTATGGCACTCTACATGGAGATCATATAAGAAGATAGGTTTCTTAACTACTACTGATCCTGAGACAGGTGAAGAAGAGACTGTAATTGTAGATGAAACTTATAAGAAAGCTGGTGAGAATGAAGTACTGGAGATCGATTGGATTCCCGAAGTATGGGAGGGATATCGTATTGCTGAAGACATATACATTGGTATAGGTCCAGTAGAATATCAACATGCTTCTGTAGATAATCCTTCCTCACGTAAGTTACCTTACTGTGGAGTTATATATAGTAATACAAACTCTAAGTCTAAGTCATTAGTGAGTTTAATGAAGCCTTTACAATATATGTATATTATTATATGGTATAGGTTAGAATTAACACTTGCTAGGGATAAGGGTAAAGTATTAACAATGGATATTACTCAGATACCAAAAGGACTTGGTATTGATGTTAATCAATGGATGCATTATATAAGTGCTCTAGGTGTTAACTTTGTAAATCCATATGATGAAGGTTGGGATATACCAGGCCGTGAAGGTGGTAAACCTAGTGCAATGAATCAAATCACAGCTGTTGACTTGACGCAAGGTACTGTAATGGCAGAGTATATGAACCTCATGAATAAGATTGAGGAGATGATTGGTGAGATATCTGGTGTTAGTAGGCAACGACAAGGTGCTATTCAGCAGCGTGAGTTGGTTGGTAACGTAGAGAGGTCTGTTATACAGTCTTCACATATCACAGAACCTCTGTTCTGGAATCATAATTTAGCTAAGAAGAATGCATTAACTATGCTTTTAGATGTCGCTAAATATGCTTGGGGGACTAAGGATTCTAAGAAGTTACATTACTTATTGAATGATACTAATAGGATGTTCTTGAAAGTAGATAAGGAGTTTATCTATTCTGACTTAGATGTATTCATTTCAGATTCTACTGAAGAATCTAGGAACATTGAGTCTCTTAGGACATTGCTACAACCTGCTATGCAGAATGGTGCTACATTAAAAGAAGCCGCAGAGATTATCTCCGCTGATAACTTCACTATAATTAAGAAGAAGTTAGAAGAGGTTGATAAGAAACGCGAGCAAATGATGCAAGCACAACAGCAAGCTGAACAACAGCAAGCTCAAATGCAAATGCAGATGGAAGCTGAAAAGAATAGGATTGAGGAAGAAGATTCTATGCGTAAGGCTCAGACTCAAATAATTGTGGAACAACTCAAACAGAGTGGTGCACAAGGAGAAGATAACACTATGGATTTTGCTAAGTTAGAAGCACAGATTCAAAAGCAAAAAGAAGACGCTGAATTAAAACGTAAGCAAGGCTCTGAGACTGAAAGGTCTAATAAGAAGGGTGAAGCACAACGACAGCAGGAAATTGAAATTAAACGCAAGCAAGCAAATAAGCCTGCAGCACAAACTAAATAGTGATGGCAGAAGAGATTAAACAAAATATATTCGGAGGATTTGAAGCTCTTGCTGGTGAGATATTAGACACACCAGATCAAGTAGTTGTACCCGAAATAGACCCTGAAGAATTATTAGAAGCAGAAGAGAATAAAGACAAGGACGTTGAGGAAGAGGGATTGACTGAAGATGAAAAACTTGAACTTGCCGAATTAAAAGCTGCTGAAGATGATAATGATGATGATACTGAAGGAGGAAAGGGTGGTGATACATCCGATGTTGATGATGAAGGGACAGTAGATGTAGGTGACTTTGAAGAGTATGAGAAGCCTTTAACTAAACTCTTCCAAGAGTCTTTGTATGAAGAACTTGGTTGGGAAGTAGAAGATGGTGAAGGACAGGAGAATATAAAGGACTTAGTAGAGTATATGAAAAATGCTGTATCTGAAGCATCTAAACCACAATATGCAAATGAAGAATTGCAAAAGTTAGACACCTTTGTAAAACAAGGTGGTAAAGCAGAGGATTATTATAGAGGTGTTCCAGGTGGGACATTAGACTTAGAAGACCCTGACTTAACAAGTGAAAGTGTACAGAAGGAAGTGATTAGAGAATTACTATCTTCAGTAAACGGTTACAAAGAAGAACGTATTAAAAGGACGCTTACTAGATACGAAGATGGAGGTATCTTAGAGGAGCAGGCTGAGGACGCTGTAGAATTGTTAAAAGAATATAAAGAGGATAAACAACAAAAGCTATTAGATGGTCAGGAGAACTATTCTAAGGAGGTTAAATTGCAGCAACAAAACTTCTATTCTAACGTAGAAGATAATATAAAGGACCTGAAAGAGATCAGGGGAATAAAGATATCTAGCAAGGATAAACAAGAATTGTTAGACTACATATTCAAGCCGGGATCTGATGGGAAGACAAAATATCAGAGGGAATACGCCTCTAATGTTCAACATCTCATAGAATCGGCTTTTTTTACTAAAGATAAAGATAAGAACACTTTGGTTACAAAAGCTAAACAGAGTGCGAAATCTGACGCCTATAAAGAATTACATCAGAAAATTAAAGCCAGCAAAGGCAAAAGACAGAAAAGCTCAGGAAGCCAAGACGACGGTAGAGGTTCTGATACGTTAGGTAATTTAGGACATTCTTTAATTAGAAAAGTTTAATTTATTAATTTAAAAGTGAGTTATGGAAAACAATGTATTAAACAGTTTGCAGCTCTATAAAACCAAATGGTTTTCAGATTTGGTAGATGAGAACATGCTGTCAAATGCGCTGCTTACTAAACCCCATGAAGTATCGACTGTATTGTCTTATATTTTTGGCCGATTTGATCAGGGTAACATCATAGACTTTATTACTAATGGTATGGGTAAAACCCTTACTATTGAGAATAGGGAATATGAATGGAATGTTATGATTGAACACGACAAGGCTGTTACAATTAGAAAAGCCCAACAGGGCGGTTCTGATGTAGTGTCTACCGATGTTCCTGGTTTAAATCAACAGCCTTTTCAACTTTGGTTGGAAGAGAAGTGGTTTGGTCCCGGTGCAATCCTGGAATTTGATGATAAAGATTTTCAAGTTCGGGTGGTAGGCGAAGCCTATCAAGATGGTAATGAAGCAGTGTATACGGTAGTAGTTGCTGATGGTCAGCCTGCATCTTATATCCCACCTTCTTTACTTGCTGCTGGAAAACAAGTCAGTAGGACAGGTAGTGCTTATGAAGAATATAGTGATGAAGCTGATATCGTGAATTATCAAACCCCATTCAAGCTCAGGAACCACCTGACTACAATGAGGATGACTTATGATATCACTGGAGACGCTTATTCCTCAGTTATGGTTATCGCAATTCGCGATCCCAAAACTAAGAAATCTACGTTCTATTGGTCTGCTTATCAGGAGTGGGTTGCGTTAAGGCAATGGTATGAGAGAGTAGACAGACAGACTATGTATTCGAAATTCAACGCTAAGACTGACGGTACAGTTAGTTTAGTTGGAACGAATGGACGTCCTGTCTATATTGGCGCTGGTTTGCTAGAGCAGATTGCTCCTGCTAACAGAAAGCCTTATACTACTCTTACTCTCGATTTACTCGACACTTTCCTTTCGGATCTGTCCTATAATATTTTAGGACAAGGTGAACGCAAGTTCATGGCTCTGACAGGTGAGATGGGTATGCGCGAGTTTGACCGTGTATTAAGGGCGAAAGCTTCTTCTTATTCGTTATTGGATACTCATTTTGTTTCTGGTTCAGGTCAGGAATTGACACTTGGTGGTCAATTTACTACCTATAAGGGACTTAATGGTATTGAGATAACGTTGAAGCATTTCCCAATCTATGATAATCCTGTATTTAACAGGAAACTTCACCCAACCTCAGGTAAGCCGCTGGAGTCATATCGTATGACTTTCATCGATTATGGAATGAGAGATGGTGAATCTAACATCCGTAAGGTTGTTCGCAAAGACCGTGAGATGGTTATGTGGCACGTTGCAGGCGCAGTTGCTCCTGGAGTAGGTCATGCTAAATCAATCACCACTATGCGTGCTAACGCTAAGGATGGTTATCAAGTGAACTTCTTGTCAGAACAAGGAATTATGTTAAGCGATCCCACTACTTCCGGTGAATTATATTGTGACGCAGAGTAAAACAGTTAAAATGTTATACAGTGTGTAACCTTTTATAATCTTACGTATAATTAAAAAAACATAAGATTACGGAAGTGTGTAGGATTACCAATAAGAATAAATATAGCATAATATAGTTAGGGTTGGGTCGTAAGGCCCTCCCTGACATATATGTTTAACCGTTAAAAAACGAGGAAGATGATTGTATTACTTAGGCCGATTGGTGCTAGAAACTGGTCGGGGTTAAAGCCCGGGGGCAAATATAGAAATTGTTATGAAGATATAGCTCCTTACTGGACACGTTCCGGTAGAATTTATACCGGTCTCACAAAGACCGATGAAATAAGACTAGGTGAGGACTTAGGTGAAGATCTCAATGCTAATTCTGATTTTTGGAAGAACTTCTATATCAGGACTGCAGGGAAAGATTTATATTTAGATCTTGAAGACTCCATGAACGAACTCAAATGGTTGTTTCTGAAAGGACACAAGAGGGTGAAAGCATCCTTGTCAGATCAGAAAGCTACTGCTAACTTTGTTTTAATTAACAAGGATGAAGAAGCTAAGAGAGATAACGTCTATAATAAGATTAGACGTAGTGCTATTAAATCATTTGATGATCTTAGTCCAGATGACATGAGGAAATGTCTTCGTATCTATGGACACAATGGAGATACATTGAGTAATGAAGTAGCTGAAAATAGACTGTTTGAAATAGTAGAGGGTAATCCTCAGGCATTCTTGGATCGTTGGGTTAATAACAAACAACGTGAAACAGAATTTATTATTGAACAAGCTATTTCTAAAAACATTATTCGTAGGAATAAGAGCATCTATAAGTATGGTACAGAAGTAATTGGCCATACATTACAAGAGACTGCTGAGTATTTAGATACTCCCAGGAATCAAGATATCAAGATCGTTATTATGAAACAGATCGAGACTAAAGGTACCATGGTAAGTCCAGTTATAGAAGATCCAATACATGAGGTAATTCCTACTGAAAGAAAAGTAAGTGATGCAGATAAAGTAATGGCTAAAGAAGTCGTTAAATCTGCAAAACCAAAAACTAAAGAGGATACTATTTAATGACTATTCAAAACATGCATATTGCTGTGAAAGTGGAGCTCGATAAGACTAGTGCTTTAGAGCTTCCTTCATTCGAACCAGAGGAAATTGACTACTGGCTGAATAATGCCATACATAAGTTTGTTAAAACTAGGTATAGTGGTATGAATGTTAAAGGTACTTCTTTTGAACAAACACAGAAAAGGACAGATGACTTGCGCACGCTTGTAGCGTTCATAGCGTTACCTCTGGGGTTGGGAGTAGATGGAGACGGATCAGGGTATGGAGCATATCCTAATTCAAGATCTTTTGATATCCCAGCTGATTATTATTTTTCATTACATGAAGACTGTCTTATATATATAGATGGTCCAGCTAATACATTTGAAGTTGGAGTAACAGAGTGTACAATAGATGAGTATAGTCAGAAAATAAACGATCCTTACTCTGAACACATTTTACATTACGGAACTGCAAAACCTCTCAGACTTATTATGGATGGTAGGATAGACTTAATAAACGATGGTAATTACAGTACCATTATATTAAAGTTAACCTACTTAAAAGAACCGGCAACTGTAGAAAATGTACCTGCTGGTACAACGGACTGCGATTTGCCCGAACATACTCACGATGAAATTGTCAAGTTGGCAGTGTCAATGATGCTCGAAAACATCGAACAGCCGCGATACCAGACGTACCAGAATGAGGTAAATAGTACAGAATAATAACTAAAATTGATTTATTATGATTAATAGAACAGATAAAGTATTCATCGGTAAGGATATTAGCCGCGATGCAACATGTGTTGCTGGGGCTGACATCGTTGTCCTCTCTGCTAGCACAGGGTTGGCCGATGGAGAAATCATTGTTTTAGATAAGAATAAAGACGTATTAGCTGCCGGTGCTACAATTGCCGATAGTGATACTATTTATATCTGTCTGAAAGTCAGTGAGACCTTCAGTTACACAAATGAAGCTGGTTCAGCCATTACAGGCGCTGGTAGACTTGAGTTTTCTGATGCGATTAAAGGTGCCAATGTGGTATCTTATGTAGGTAAAGCATATGCTGCTAAAGCAGAAATAACTGCTGCCGTTACCCTTACAGGTATGACAGCTGTTGCTGGAACAGAATATATAGTTAGAATTGTATATAAGGACATTAAAGAACATCCTGGACAATTCACACAAACATATAGGCTTATTCCTACTGCTGCTGAAGTAGCTGATGTTGCTCATTTCGTTGATGCTTTGGTTGCTAAAATCAACGCTCACACAGGACGTAGAGTACAAGCTACAGATGACGCAACTGGATTAACACTTACAGGTAGGGAAATTCCTGCAGGCGCTACAGCTCTGACTGACATTGATAAATTCAGTATGGTAGATTTTGACGTATATTTCTTATATGTGAATTCTACTGGAAACTGGGTAACTATGGCTAGTACAAGTACTACCGTAACTTATACAGCTGCTACTTATGGAAGTGGTAACTGGGAACAAGTTAGAGATCTTGAGAAAGCTGCTAAGGCTTATCTTGGTAACACTAACAAAACACACTTCCCAATTCTTGAGAAAGCATGGGAGACTGTAGTAGACGAAACATATGATACGATTGTTATTGAACATAACAACCCATATCTTGCTCCTAATAACCAAGGTTATGAGACTGCAAGAGCTGCTACTGAAATTATGATTCCTTACACTGCTACTGCTAATCAGATGGCTAGTGTACTGACACAATTGAATCCTTGGATGGCTTCATGCCCTGGTGCATTTGCTAATGTTTCATTTCAAAATAAAAGGATAAAATTATGGCTAACGAATTATATGTACAAAGAACTGCAGTAGGTGAATATGCCGTTACAGGCGGAACCGCTGCTGCTTCATCGAATTCTGGTGTTTATATCCCTGCTGGGGCTATTATTACTGGTATTAGATATCTAGGAGTAACTGGTATTACAACTACCGCTGCTTCTCAAACTGTGCTTCCTAGAGTTGGAACACAAGCGATTGGTGTTACGTTGAATCTTTCAACGTTACCCGCTATAACAGTTGCATTACCTAACACTTTAGCTTCTACAGTTGGCGTGTATGTTTCTGCTGCTGGTGAACTTAATATTTCTGCTGGTGCTACTGCTACATCTACTGGAGCTGGTACATGGAAATACTTCGTAGATTATCTCTACGCTGAATAATTAGTATAAATTAAAGGGGTTGGGGAAACTCAGCCCTTTTTTTAAAATATTTATATATGAAACCACAAATCATTAAAGATGATAGTGAGGGAATTGGCGCACATAATGGTGATATAGAGGAATCTATAGACCGTGTAGAAAAGTCTAATATGTATAAGGATTGTTCTACAGTTATTATTTGCCCAACCAGAGGAATGTTTCCGACTAGAGTTGTTCAGTCGTGGATGAAGTTACAGAAACCGTTAAATCAAATGATATATGGTCCAATATTTGCAGAAGCTATGAAGGTAGATGCTGCATATAATACTCTAATAGAGTATGTATTGGGTCATCCAGAACTAAGTAAAGCTAAGTATATTCTTACAATAGAAGAAGACAATTTGCCCCCTATAGATGGATTACTAAGACTATATGATAATATAGAAGAGTATGATGTAGTAGGTGGATTATACTGGGGTAAAGGTAAAGAGGGGTTTGCAATGATATTCGGTGATCCGGATGGTGGAGATCCACGTGATACTAAACCTCAGACTCCTAGACAAGGGGAAGTCCAACAAGCGAATGCTTTAGGTATGGGCTTCAATCTGTTTAAAACAGAGATATTTAGGAATGTAGAAGGACCATGGTTTAAGACTCTAGAAGGGTTTGATGACGATGGTATAGAACAGAAAGTCACACAAGACATATACTTCTATAGGAAGGCTGCTGAGAAAGGTTACAAGTTTGCTTGTGACAATAAGATATTAGTTGGACATTACGATTCAGGTGAGGATAAAATTTGGTAGAATGAAAGTAGATTTAGATATCAAATATATAGCTGGCTTCTTTGATGGAGATGGTTGTATACACGCAAGTAATAGTGGTTTAAGAGCTGTTTTAACTAATGTTAATTTAGAGATTTTAGAGAGAATAAGAGATCAATTTGAATTCGGTCATATAAAATCTAGGACGAGAGAAAACAGACAAGTCTTATACCAGTTAGTATTTTGGAGTAGAGAAGCAAAATTCTTTATAGAACAAATGTATCCTTATTTAATTATTAAAAAAAGTCAAGCCGATTTAGCTTTTGAATTTCAAAACACTTATAGAGAAAGAAAAGGTGCTGTTAAAGGATCTTGGGGATGTTTTAGATTAAGTAAAGAGACATTAGATAAAAGAGAAGATTTAATTAACAGACTTAAAGGTGAAAAAAGAAAAGTTGCTTAAGATTGATTTAGCTTGCGGTGACGCAAAAAGAGAAGGTTATATAGGAGTTGATATAGTAGAAACTTCTAGTACAGACGTAGTGCACAACTTAAATGTGTATCCCTGGCCTTTCGAGGATAATAGTGTAGATGAAGTATTTTGTTCTCATTATGTAGAACACATACCACATGATATAAATGGTGAAGATAAAAGAGATGGTTTTATTCAATTCATGGATGAAGTGTATAGGATTTTAAAACCAGAAGGTAAGATCGAAATTGTAGCTCCTTATTATAAACATGAGAGAGCCTTTGGCGACCCTACTCATAGACGATATATCGGTGATTTATCGTTTCTTTATTGGAACAAACAATGGAGAGATGACAATAGATTGTCTCACTATGGAATACTTTGCGACTTTGACATACATCTTTCCTACCTTATAGACAATGATCTTACTCTGAAAGCGAAAGAGCTTAGGGACGAGGCCATCAAGAAGGAATGGAATGCTGTACAAGACATCATGGTCGAAATGGTCAAACGATAGATAAAAAATTAAATTATGGCATTAGTATTAGATTTAACATATTCACAATCTAATGACGCTAAGACGTTAACCCTTACAGATAATGCGGGTACATATGGAATTCCTGTAGGTAATATTACTGGTTGGGGTACATCTAATCCAGCGACTACAGCGATTGTAATATCAACAGATACTACTACTGCTAGTAGTTATCATCTTTTATTAGATGTAGCAGTTACAGATAAAGAAGGTATAAGGACTGTATATGATCAAATCAACCTATATGATCAAAATGGTGGTGGATTTGCTGATGCGTCAGAACTTACTTGGGGTTTAACTGCGGCTGATTTTATAGAGAGTGGTACAGCAATGGGTGAAGCTACTACTAAGATCACAGATGGTGTGTTTGAATACACTTATCAATTGGTCCTTAATAGTAATCATTCAAGTGTAGAAGCTACTTTTTCTGAAGATACTGTAGTAGATGGGGATGTGCGAATTGATGTATATAACAAACTACGTCAAGTTCCAGTAGATTATGATTATGAGGCTGTTGATACATCAAGGGATGTAATGGAATCGTTGCTTGCATATACTTACTTACAAGCAATCGAGGCTTCTGCCTCTGTGTCGATGAAGGAAGAATTAGTAAATATGTTATATACTGAAGATAAGTTAGTGAGCGATGGCAGTCATTATACTTGGTAGTGGTATAACTCCAGTAATAGGTACTAGAGTATTTTGTCCTATTCCTGGTGGTACTTGGAGTGGGTCTAGTGGTGGTGTTACTATAGGTAGCGGCGACACTAATAATTATGTAATGACTTCAACTGGGGCAGGTAATGTCATCCAGGGTGAGGGAAACTTACAGTTTAGTGGTACTATACTGACCTTAACCGGTAACTTTGTAATGCCTTCAGGCAACATGAGCATAGAGTCCATGGTTGCTGGGGTCACTACAAGTGTGTTAAATTACAATACTAGTAATGGATTAATATCGTATAATGAATCAAGTG